ATCTTTACGTTATAAAAGGGGCAAAGCAAACGCCATCGGGTCGGTTGCTAGATCACTGTTGTCCAAGGCAAAGTCAGGCGACACCACCAGTATGATTTTCTACTTGAAAACACAGGCAGGCTGGAAAGAGACCATGAGTCTTGAGCATACAGACAAAGACGGTGGTGCAATAAAAACCGTCGATCTGAGTAAAGCATCCGACAGCACAATAGCCGAGCTGATGGCATTACGTGTCAATCCATCCGAAAATTGACAGGATAGAACTTGAGCGCGAGGCGTGCAGCCGGTCACTTTCCACTTTTGTCAAAGAGGCTTGGCATGTTGTCGAGCCAAGTCAACCGTATAGCCATGGATGGCACATTGATTGTATCTGCGCCCACCTTGAAGCCGTCACCCGTGGCGATATAACGCGCCTGCTGATAAACATTCCACCCGGTGCAATGAAATCGCTACTGGTTGGTGTATTCTGGCCTTCCTGGGAATGGGGCGCTAAAAACATGCCATCTAACCGGTATGTGACAGCATCGCACAATCAGGAGTTAGCCATTCGAGATACGTTAAAAATGCGAAGGCTGATAACCAGTGATTGGTATCAGGCGCGATGGCCTATCATCATGGCAAAAGACCAGAACGAGAAATCGAAGTTTGAAAACTCGGAGACTGGTTTCCGTCATTCAACGGCAATGAAAGGTCTGACTGGTTCGCGTGGTGACAGGGTAATTATCGACGACCCGCATTCTATCGAGGGCGCATTATCGGATGCAGAGCGCGAAACCACGCTGCGGGTATTCACTGAAACCGTGCCATCCCGATTGAATAATCCGAAAACGTCTGCGATTGTCGTGGTCATGCAGCGCATACATGAAAACGACGTGTCCGGTTTTATTATTGCGGATGAGGATAATTACGGGTACACGCATTTGATGCTGCCAATGGAATTTGAACCGGAGCGCCGCTGTATATCGCCGTACTATTCAGACCCGCGCACCATTGACGGGGAGCTGCTATTCCCTGAGCGATTCCCTGCTGATGTAGTTGAGCGCGATAAAAAAATCATGACCGTGAAGGGTGGCAGCCAGGCGGTGGCCGGTCAATTCCAGCAACGTCCAGCCCCGCGCGGTGGTGGCATGATCAGGGGTGAGTGGTTTCCAAGATACACAGTATTGCCACAGATCAAATACCGCCGCATGTACGCCGATACCGCACAGAAAACACAGGAGCGGCACGATTACAGTGTATTACAGTGCTGGGGGCTTGGCGTTGATGGCAAGATATACCTGATTGACCAGATACGCGGGAAGTGGGAAGCGCCCGAGCTGAAGCGCAAGACCATTGATTTTTGGAACAAGCACATAGCATTCAATGAAAAGCAGGGGGCATTGCAGCGCATAGGGGTAGAGGATAAGGCATCGGGCACTGGATTGATCCAGGATATCCAGCGCGAAAACCAGATCCCGATATTTGCCATCCAGCGAAACAAGGATAAATACACCAGAGTTTTAGACGTTCAGGGCTATATTGAGGCCGGATATGTCTCAATTCCTGATAATTTGCCATTTGTGAGCGATTTTGTGGCAGAATGTGAGGCGTTCACGGCTGATGATTCACACGCGCATGATGACCAGATTGACCCGATGTGTGATGCCATTGTCGAAATGCTGCAATCCAATAGCCTCAAGGCATGGGAAAACATGATATGACGAAGAAACGCAACCAGGTATCCGTAAAAACCGCAGACGCATCCAGCCAGAAACATGCCGATGGTCTCGCAAACTTCACTGCCCGGGTAGGTCTGGGCACTGATAATGTGTTGAGTGCCGGTACGTATGTGCCATTCCAGATAACGATAAACCGGGTATTGCTGGAAAATATCTACCGCACGTCGTGGATTGGCGGCAAGGTTATAGACGATTATGCGCAGGACATGATCAGGGCGGGGATTGATATCGCCTCCTCTGATTCGCCTGATGACGTTCACGCACTGCAAAGGTACATGATCAAAATGGGTATCTGGGGCGGCCTCACTGACTGCCTGAAATGGTCGCGACTGTATGGCGGGGCAATTGGCGTACTGGATATCGACGGCCAGGCTTTAGATACCCCGCTGCGGGTTGAGACGGTTGCCAAGGATCAATTCAAGGGCATCGTAGTCTATGACCGCTGGCAGATCAGCCCGGACTTGACACGAACGATACAGAGCGGCAAAGATATCGGATTGCCTGAATATTACCGGATTGTGACCGGGTGGAATAACAGAGGAAAAGCGAATGCGTACGGGCAAAACCTTCATCACTCCAGAGTCCTACGTTTTGTTGGGATTAAACTGCCATACTTTCAGGCCATCACCCTTGAAATGTGGGGGGAATCGATACTTGAGCGGATGTACGACAGGCTTATCAGCTACGACACGACAACGATGGGCGCTGCGAACCTTGTACAGAAAGCGTATCTGCGGCAGATAGGCGTGAAGAATCTGCGCGATATCCTGGCAGCGGGTGGCAAGGCTGAGGAAAATCTGATCACCATGTTTTCGTATATCCGGCAATTGCAGACCAATGAAGGGCTGACGTTGCTGGATTCTGAAGATACCATGACGTACAACAGCTACACATTCAGCGGGCTTGATAATGTATTGCTGCAATTCGGTCAGCAGATATCAGGCGCGTGCGGTATTCCGCTGGTTCGGTTGTTCGGCCAGTCACCGGCAGGGCTGTCCAGCACCGGGGATAGCGATATCAGGAATTATTACGATTCGATCAATGCACAGCAGGAATTGAATCTCAGGCAGCCGATGGATCTGTTGCTGTCTGTGTGCTACCGGTCGAAGTTTGGGAAGCCGCGCCCCGAATCAATGGATTTTGACTTTGCTCCATTATGGCAGATGTCCACTACTGAGAAGTTTGCAATGGCGAAAACGGCAGCTGAGACAATCGATATTGCACATGCGGCAGGGGCAATCAGTGATGAAATCGCGACCAAAGAATATGCGAGCATCTCGAAGGAAACTGGTCTATTCACTAATATCACGCCGGAATACATCACTGAAGTCGAGAATGAACCGCCCATGCCGAAAGTAGAAACGGTCGAACCGGTTATTCCATGAAGCCGAAAAAGTCAACTGAAAAAGACTATGCGCGGGCACTGAAAAAGATTGCAAAACAGGCTGCGCACATAGTTGATCTGCATGCTGATGGTGCTGTTATTACAACCCCGGCAAGGATGATGGCAGAGCTGGAAAAGTATGCCGTGATGATTGAACCATGGGCAGACCGTACCGCTGCAAAGATGATTGCGACCACAAAGGCCAGCGTGGAGCGCTCGATAAAGGCACAGTCACGCGAGATATCGCGCACGCTGAGGCAGCAGGTAAACAGTACACAGATGGGCGTGGCTACCCGTGCAATGCAGTCGGCACAGGTGGATTTGATCAAATCGATACCCGTCGAGGCTGGTGTCAGGGCGCAGAATCTTGCATTGCAGGCGTTTACTGGTGGGCGCAGACCGGCTGAAATTGCTGCTGAAATTGCCCGCACTGAGGAAGTGACGACATCCAGGGCGATGACGATTGCACGCACTGAGACAGCGAAAGCCGCTTCGATTGTGACAGAAGTCAGGGCAAAAGAAGTCGGCGCGACGCATTATATCTGGCGCACGGCTGGGGATTCCGATGTCAGGGAATCACATGCCGAAATGGAGGGGGAAGTGTGCGAGTATGACAACCCGCCTATCGTTGATGGCGAGCCGCTGAATCCTGGCATGATTTATAATTGCCGGTGTTATGCCGAGCCGATTATTCCTGATTAAAAAATGCCCCTCTGTCGCCACATGCGGGGCTACATGTCTCTTATGCAGCATGGCTTGCAGATTATTCCCCGTTAATACACTGATTGAGGACAGTGCCGAGTTTTCCCCCATCTGCCAGAGGTCTTGCGTGTTAGTGCGTAATTATACCTGTTTTCGCTTGCGAATCTCTTTGATTCTATCGTCACCTTCAGGGTATAGCTCACGATAAGCCGACAGGAATAGTAGGTTACAAAGCGCGTGGTCTAGGTGTGGCAATCCAGACTCTGGGTCTAGCTCCTCTCCGCGATGCCATGCAATCA